GGAAGGGCTGGGCATTTCGGCGGTGCATGTGAGCCGCGATTTGGAGGATTTAATCGCCGAGGGCTTGGTTGCTAAGCTGGATAACGGCAACTTTGCGTACAGCGTCAAAACTCTGCAAATCGCCGAGCGGTTTTACCGGCAGCAGGAACGACTGCAAAGCAGGATTGCCGAGATTGGCAGACGGGTTGAGATTGATTAACGGATTTTGAAAAGTCCTGACGTAAGGACTTTTGGAGAAAAAAATGAATGAAGTTGAAGTAATGGATAAAGAAGCGGTAACAGCCAATCAGAATTTTCAGGCTGCTCATAGCTTAATGGTTATGGAGCAATGGGGAAATGGGGAGATTTATAACGAGGAGCGCTGGATTGAGCGGGGGCGGCAGGCGATGCGTAAAACGGTTGAAGGGATGTTTGAGCTGGGCTGCGCGTTGATTGTGTTGAAGGAGCATACCGAGCATGGGCGATTTCTTGGCATTGCGAAAGAGCAATTTGGCATTGGTAAAAACGAAGCGGCGCGCCTAATGGCTGCCACCCAGCGTTTTGCCACCCCGCAAATGCAAAAAGCCGCGCCTAAGTTGATGGATTTGGGCAAGTCCAAACTGCTGGAATTACTGGTAGAGGAAGACGTTACCTTAATCGGGCTGGCAGAAGGCGAGGAAGTAAACGGCATGACGCTGGACGATGTGGACAGGATGACGGTGCGCGAGCTGCGCTTGGCGCTGCGCGAGAGCCGCGAGGACGCGAAAGCCAAAGACGAGGTGTTGGCGGGCAAAAACGCCAAGATTGATGAGCTGGCGGAGAAGCTGGAAAAGGCAAAAAAGAAATGCGGCGTGAGAGAGCCGAACCCTGCCGATGTGGGCAATGAGCTGAATATGGCGGTGGGGGCGAAAGAAGTAGCCATCCGCAGCCATTTGGCGCAGTTGGGCGATTATTTCGCGCAGATGGCGGCGCATGAGCAGGCGCATGGTTTGTCGCATCAGGCGCGGATGGTGGGGGTTTTGAACCAAATCATTATGGATTGCCAGCATCTGCGCGACCAATATGGGCTGCCTGAAAGCACGGGCGATGACGGTGTGCCTGAATGGTTGCAGCCTGAAAGCGAGTAGCCACGATGAATGCGGTATTGAACGAGCGTTTACGCGCTATTGCCGCGCAGCTGGATGCTTTGCCACGAGGCGGCAAGACCGAGTTTATCCGCACGCAGGCGGCAAAACTGAATATGAGTGCGGCAAAGTTATACAAAGAGCTTGACCGTGTGATGGTGAAACCTTCGCGCAAGCGCCGCGCCGATGCAGGCAAAACGGCGTTAAGCGAGCGCGATGCGCAGATGATTTCCGCGCTGCTGATGGAAACGATGCGCAAGAACGGTAAGCGGTTGATGACCGTGGAAAGGGCGGTGGAAATGTTGATAGCGAATAAAGAGATTGACCCTGTGCGCATAGACAGGGAAACGGGCGAAGTGAGCACGCTGTCGGTAAGCACGATTACGCGCGGTTTGCGCAATTACAAGCTGCACCCCGACCAGTTGTTGCAGCCTGCGCCTGTAACCCGATTGCAGTCGCTACACCCGAACCATGTGTGGCAGATTGATGCGAGCGTGTGTGTGCTGTTTTACCTGCCACGCGCGGGCAAGGACACGGGGCTGCGCATGATGCGGCAAGACGAGTTTTACAAAAACAAGCCGAAAAACGTGGAGCGCATTGAGCAAGACCGCGTGTGGCGGTATGTGGTTACCGACCATTGTTCAGGCTGCCTGTTTGTTTGGTATGTGTTTGGTGGCGAGAACAGCGAGAACCTGTGCGAGACATTTATTCAGGCAATGCAGCCCAAGGCAGACAGATTAAAAGACCCGTTTTGCGGCGTGCCCAAAAGCGTGATGCTTGACCCCGGTTCGGCGAACACAGGGCATGGGTTTAAGCATTTGAATAAGCAGCTGGGTGTGGAAGTCATTATCAACAAAGTGGGCAATCCGCGTGCCAAGGGGCAGGTGGAAAACGGCAACAATCTAGTAGAAACGCTGTTTGAAAGCAGCCTGAAAATGGTGCGGGTGCAGTCTATTGACGAGCTGCAAGCCTATGCCAACCGCTGGATGCGCTACTTTAACAGCGAGCGCAAACACAGCCGCCACGGCATGAGCCGCTATCAGGCTTGGCAGAAAATCAGTGCCGATGAGCTGTTAATCCCGCCGCCTGCCGATTACTGCCGCGAATTGGTGTTGAGTATGCCGCAGGAGCGCAAAGTGAAAGCGGAATTGGAAATTGAGTTTGAGGGGCGGCTGTTTGATGTGAGCCATGTGCCGTTTGTGCTGGTGGGCGAGAAATTGACGGTTGCCAAAAACCCGTGGAAGCAGTTTTCGGCGCAAGTGCGCTGCTATGACGAGGCGGGCAAGGAATACTGGCTGGAAGTGCCCGAGGTGGTGCGCAATGCGTTTGGCTTCCGCGAAAACGCTGCCATCATCGGCGAAAACTACCACGCCCATGCCGATACCGCCGCGCAGACCAACGCCAAACAACTGGAAAAACTGGCGATGCAGGCGGATACGCTGGACGAGGCGGCGCAAAAACGCAAAGCCAAAACCCTGCCCTTCGGCGGGCGAATTGACCCGTTTGCCCATCAAGAACAGGCGTTGGAACGCAATCAAAAAATCGGCTACGTGCCCAAGCGCGGTCGGCAAATGGATTACAACCGCATGGACGTGCAGGCGGCGATGTTGAACAAGGTGGAACTCGCCAAGATGCTCAAACCGCGCATTGAAGCGCAAGGCGGCGATTGGGCGGCAGCGGCGCAGCGTTTGCAGGAGCTGTATCCCAACGGCGCAGCTGAAAGCGAGCTGGAACAGGTATTAGAGCGTATCACTTACGCGCCCAAGTTGCGCTTATTGACGGGGACGCACGGATGAGAGCCAGCGATGTTTTAAACCAAATCGGCAAGAGTTCGCGCCAAGCAGCGGCGGAAATCGGCATCAGCAAAACCATGCTGCTTAATTTCTTAAACCACGGCAAGCCGCCGCAGCGGCGCAGCGCAGCCATCTGCCAACAGATTACAGACTATTTCCAACACAAGGGCGTGGACGTTTCAGGCTGCCTGAAAACCGCACCAGCCCAAGATGAACCTAAACCTGAAAAGGACAATGAAATGCTTTTAAGAAAATCGGCTTTATCGCTTGCCACACGACAACACTTTGGCTTAACGCGCGACCCATTCCATGACGAAATCCGCACCGCGCAAGATGTGTATTTAACCCCCGATGCCCGTTATGTGCGCGAGGCGATGTTTCAAGTCGCCACGCAGGGCGGATTTATGGCGGTGATCGGCGAAAGCGGCGCGGGCAAATCCACCCTGCGCGAGGACTTGCAAGACCGCATCAATCGTGAAAACAAGCCTGTGATTTTGATTGAGCCGTATGTGCTGGCGATGGAAGACAACGACCAGAAGGGCAAAACGCTCAAAGCGGTGCACATTGCCGAAGCGGTGCTGGAAGCAGTGTCGCCCAACACATCGCCCAAGCGCAGCCCCGAGGCGCGTTTCCGCCAAATCCACCACGCGCTGATGGAAAGCGCGAAAGCAGGCAACAAGCACGTGTTGATTATTGAAGAGGCGCACAGCCTGCCGCTGCCCACGCTGAAACACTTGAAACGCTTTTTTGAACTGAAAAACGGTTTTGAACGGCTAATCGGCATTGTGCTGATTGGGCAAACCGAGCTGGCGCAAAAGCTCTCGGAAAACAACCCCAATGTGCGCGAGGTGGTGCAACGCTGCGAAGTGGTTACATTGCAGCCGCTGACCGACGGCAAGCTGGCGGGCTATTTGAAACACAAATTTGACCGCGCGGGCGCGGATGCCAGCCAAATCCTAAACGATGATGCGATTGATGCTATCGCCGCGCGGCTGACGATTACTTCACGCGCCAGCAAAGGGCTGGAGCAGCACAGCCTGCTGTATCCATTAGCCGTAAACAATTTGGTCTCCGCCGCCATGAACGAAGCCGCGCAACTGGGCTTTGCCAAGGTGGACGCGGATATTGTAAAGGGGGTGTGAGATGAGAAGCTATACATTGGGCGAATTATGCTCGGCGGCATTTGCCGGCGCAGGCGTGTGTTTTTACCTCGGCATCATGGCGGCGCGCAGCGCACACGCTGTGCCAAGCGAACCGCCAAGGCAGCCTGAAGTCGTGGTGTACACCTGCGACAACCTGCACCACGCGCCGCCCGCCCGCCAATACCCCGACGACCACCCTGCACGCTATGCGCTGCAACGCTTGCATTATGCCTGCCAAACGCAAAGCGAAGCCTTTGCCCTAGCCACCTTGTGGCAGCAAGACCCTACCGCAGGCGTGGTGCTTGAACCCCAGCCCGAGGAGCAACAGCCATGACCCGCTACACCGTTTATCTGCCCAGCCATACCCACGACCCGCTGGCGATTGGCAAAATCGACTACCGCCCCGCCGCCAACCAAGCCGTGTTGCAATTGGACGGCGGCGGAAAGGAAACGTTTTACAGCGTCGCCGCCGCCATGCACAGCGTGCAACGCCGCTACCCCAGCGCATTCTTGGAGGACGGCGAATGAATATCATCAAGGAATACAGCCTAGAAATCCGCATTACGCGGCAAGACGGCAAACTCGGCTGCGACATTACCAACCACGATGGCGTGCTGCTTTACGGCGCAATGCCCGAATACAGCCACGAAAACGATGCGATTTACGCCGCGCTACATGGCTTAGCAACGGCAAACAACTTTTCAGGCTGCCTAAAAGAAGCGGAGGCAGTATGAAAACCCGTTGCCCCTGCTGCGGCGCAGAAAACAGCCTAGATGCGCTGATTGCCCATGAGGGCGCACGCCAAGTGGTGTGGGCGGCGGCGCAGGTGGGCGGCGAGGTGGGCAAGCTGACGGTGCAATACATTGCGCTATTCCGCCCCGCCAAAACCGCGCTGACCTTTGAGCGCATGGCAAAACTGCTGGGCGAGCTGCTGCCCGATATGGAACGCGGCGCAATCAGCCGAAACAGTTTGGAATATCCCGCGCCGCCCGAAGCATGGATTTATGGTTTCCGTGAGCTGTTATCACGACGCAATGTGGGCAGCCTGAAATTGCCGTTGAAGTCGCATGGGTATTTATATGAAGTCATCAGCGGCTGGCAAGGGCAAGGCTTGCAAACCATGCCTGCCGCGCCCGAGCAGAGGCAGCCTGAAAGCAGCCAAACGCTGAACGCGGCGATGACGCTACAAGGACTACGCCGATGAACCCGCCCAAAATGCCCGACTGGGCATACAACCAAATGATAGAGGGCTTGCAGAAATTGCTGGTTTTACGGCTGCAAGGCTCGCCGCCCGCCGACACGATTAGCGCATTGGCGGCGGTGTGGGAAGAAGCCCTCACGCCGATTACATGGGCGTGGCAGCCTGAAACCGACGGCGAACGCTTGCCCACAGCCTTTCGCCAGCTTATCCGCCAAGCGGAAAAATGGGCGCAGCCCGCGCAGCTGATTAAGCAGATACCGCCGCGCAACACGCCAACCGCTGCGCTGCTGCCGAATAAGCAGCCCATCTCCACCGAGCAGCGCGAAGCCAATCGGCAGCGGCTGCAACAGATTTTGAACCAACTTTTGGAGAGAAAGAAAACATGAAAGACCTTGATTTAAACCAATACCGCCAAGACGCACGGGGCAACCTTGTGCCGATTGCCAATATGAAACCGATTGATTTGGCACGCGATGATTTTATCCGCGAAGCCTTTGCCCAAATTCTGCCGCTGCGCGAGCAAATGGCGGAACTTAAAGCGCAGCAAATGGCAGATGCCAACGCCTTTATTGATTTGAGCGTGGAGCAGTACGGCGCAAAACGCAGCGTAAAAGGCAACACCATGCTGACCAGTTTTGACGGCAAACAGCGCATTATCATCGCCCAAGCCGATGTGCTGCACTTTGATGAGCGGTTGCAAGCTGCCAAGGCGTTGATTGACGAGTGCCTGAACGAGTGGACGCAGGATAGCCGCGCGGAGTTGAAAACCTTTGTGCTGCAAGCGTTTGATGTGAGCAAGGAAGGCAAAATCAATGTGCGCAAGGTGTTGGAACTTCGCAAGCTGGAAATTAACGATGATAAGTGGAAACGCGCCATGCAGGCGATTGCCGATAGCCTGCATACGCAGGCGACGCGTGAATATATCCGCTACTACCAGCGCAATGAAGAGACGGGGAAGTATGAGCAGGTAGTGTTGGATTTTGCGGGAGTTTGATGATGACAATATTTTCACTACCGAAACCACAACCCAAAGACCCACAAGTGCAGCGATTGGAAAGAATGCTGCTAAACGGCATTCGGTTGAAACCCAATTTGAACAGGGAACTAAAAAAATGAACGAACAGGAAATTAAAGTAATTGCCAATTTTTTATCGTGCTACGACCTATGGGGCGAGTTCTACGAATTTTGCTTATGCTTTGTAGATATTGAATTAGAAAAAGCAGTTTGTGAAAAATTGAGGCAATTCAAATGAAAACCAGTATTGAGATCGAACTATTGGGCAACGGCATTGCCGTGAACTTGCAATCTGATCAACCGATGCCCCAAACAGTGGAAGAGGAAGGCAACATCACACAGGAGATTGCCATTATCGCGCTGGCATACATCAGGCGCGAAATAGAAACGGTTTTAGGCAAGCCCGTCAAAGTCAACGCCCCTTTGGGGCAAAACCATAAACCGTTGCATTAAACCCCGCCCCAGCGGAGCGGCAAATCCGCCCTTTTTTAAACCCTTGTAAATAGGAGAACCACCATGAATAAATCCGAACTGATTAAACAAATCGCCGACCGCGCAGGGCTGTCGCAAGTCAAAGCGGGCGATGCGCTGGATGCGTTTTGCGCCAGCGTGATTGATGCGCTCTCGCAGGGCGGCGAAGTAGCCATCATCGGCTTTGGTACGTTTAAAACCAGCGACCGCGCCGAGCGCATGGGGCGCAACCCGCAAACAGGCGAAGCGGTGCTGATTCCCGCCAGCCGCGTGCCCAAATTCAGCACGGGCAAGGCGTTGAAAAACGCGGTTAAATAAACCATAGGCAGCCTGAAACGCATTTCCGCTTTTCAGGCTGCCTTTTTAGGAGCGAGCTATGAGCCGATTATTGAACAAAAAAGCCAACTTAATCCGCCTAATCCACATTGCCAAGCAACAAGTGGGCATGAGCGAAGGCGAATACCGCACCTTGCTGGCGACCGTGTCGCGCGGCAAAACCAGCAGCAAGGATTTAACGGCAGAGCAGCTAGAAACGGTGCTGCGCCACATGAAAGCGCAGGGCTTTGAAGTGAGCCAATCGCCCAGCCGCGCCGAGGAATGGCAAGGCTTTGCCACGCAGTATGACAAGCTGCGCGATTTGTGGAAAAAGCTATACGCCGAGGGCAAAGTGCGCCACAACACCGACCATGCCTTGCACAGCTTTTGCGCCAAGCATGGCGGCGAAACATGGCGCGAAAACGGCAATATCCAATCGCGCTTGATTGAACGGCTGAAAAATTGGTTAAGCAGAGATTGATATGGCAGATCACGGCGGGTTTAAACCCCGCCTTTTTTGCGCCTGCCCAATCCGCCCCCGCTGCGCGGGGCATTTTCAGGCAGCCTGAAACTTGATAAAATATTGTTTATCAAAACATTTTTGAAACAACGTTGCAAAAAACGAAAGGACACAACATGGCAGACAGCCGCATCCCCGAGCTGATTGCCGATTTGGAAGACCAAGCCTGCGCCTGCCTGCTGGCGCACGTTCCGCAAATCAGCCGCCCAACCGCCATCCAAATCAGCAAGCAGCTCTCGCGCCACATCACCGACAACTGGCGCGGGCAGATTATCTATTTCCCCAAAAACACAGGCGGCGAGCTGGACGAGCGCGACCGGCAGATTTGGGCGGAATTTGACGGCAAGAACCACCAGCAGTTGGCGAAAAAATACAACCTTGCCACCCAGCAGATTTACCAGATTGTCAAACGCGCCCGCGCGGCGGATTTGCAGGCGCGGCAAAGGAGTATTTTTGATGAGTAACCCCAGCCCCAACCACGGCGCGTTTGCCCCACGCGCCGATTTTTTCGCCTGCCATCTCGCCTTTAATCCAAAAATAGCAAATAGACCAAAATAGACCACCCTAGCAGCGCGATGCACGAACGAAACGAGCGTTTGCCTATCCCATGCCATCAACGCGCTTAAAACGCAACAGAGCGCGATTTTTGCCCGCAGCCGTTTTCAGGCTGCTTTTTTTAATGCGCGTTAAAAGTTTTTCAGGCTGCCCATATTCATAATCCACCGCAACCAAACCCACGAGACACCGCCATGCGCCATGAAATCTTCCGCGCTGGCACTCGCACGGACAACAGCGGGCGCACGATTACGATTACCCCCGAGCAGGTTGCCGCGATTGCCAGCCACTATTCCCCCGACAAACACGAAGCCCCGATTGTGGTCGGGCATCCCAGCACCAACGCCCCCGCCTATGGCTGGGTAGGCAGCCTGAAAGCCGAAAACGGCACCTTGTTTGCCGATTTCGCGCAGGTGGATGATGACTTTGCCGAGCTGGTTAAAAAAGGACGCTACAAAAAAGTTTCCGCCAGCTTCTATCCGCCGAACCACCCGAGCAACCCGCAGCCTGAAAACTGGTATCTGCGCCACGTCGGCTTTTTGGGCGCTCATCCGCCCGCGGTTAAAGGATTGGCGGCGATTAACTTTGCCGACGATGAAGACGGCGTGGTTTCTTTCGGCGAGAGCGGCTGGGCGTTGGCGCGAATGCTGCGCAACCTGCGTGAATGGCTGATTGGCAAAGACGGCATAGAAGCCGCCGACCGCGTGCTGCCCGACTGGCAGATTGAAGCCGTTGCGCCGCCGCTGCCCGAACCCGACCCCGAACCGAACGATTTTTCCGAAACCCCTGATAAGGACAACGACACCATGAATGCCGAACAACAACTGGCAGCCGAGCGCAAGGCACGCGAGCAAGCCGAAGCCGAAGCCAAGCAAGCCCGCGACGAGCTGGCGAAGCTGCAAGCCGAGCAAGAGCAAGCCCTGCGCGATGCGGCGCACCAGCAAAACGCCGATTTTGCCGAAGGCTTGGTTAAAGCAGGCAGCCTGAAACCTGCCGATAAAGAGTTAATCGTTGCCGTGCTGGATTTTGCCGAGTACCCCGAAACCGCCACCGCCGATTTTGGCGAGGGCAAAAAGCTATCGGACGCGCTCAAAGACTTTTTGCGCGGCGGCGCGCCGATTGTGGCAGCAGGCGAAATTGCTACCACCGAACGCGTAGGCAGCCCGAAAACAATCGGCAGCAGCGACTTTGGCGAATACGCCGACCCCGACGCGCAAAGCCATCACCAGCGCGCCCTAGCGTTGGCAAAGCAAGAAAACATCCCCTATGAAGAAGCGGCGCGCCGCACCATCAACGCTTAAAAGGAAGCCCCTATGACGACACATTTACGCAACCTGCGCGGGCAGATTGACCCCGTCCTAACCAATCTCGCGCTGGGCTACAAGCAAGCCGAGTTTATCGGCGAGAAGCTGATGCCCGTGGTGTTTACCGACAAAGAAGGCGTGAAAGTCCCCAAATTCGGCAAAGGCTCGTTTGTGGAGTACGCCACCGAACGCGCGGTGGGCGCAGCCAGCAATGTGATTACGCTGGACACGCCGCATTATTTGCCGATTGTGCTGGAAGAGCATGATTTGATGGCCGGCGTGGATTACCGCGAAGCAGCCGAAAGCTTGTTTGACGAGCGCGCCAAAGCCACGCGCCGCGCGGTGCTGGGCGTGCAGCTGCGCCAAGAACTGGAAACCGCTGCGCTGTTGCAAGCCAAGCAGTCTTACGAGAGCGGGCATTACAAAGACCTGTCCGCCGCCACCCAATGGAGCGATGCCAACGCCAACCCCGTGAAAGACGTTGCCGATGCGAAAGAAACCGTGCGCGCTGCCTGCGGCGTGAAGCCGAATGTGTTGGTGATGGGCGCAAGCGTGGCGCACGCGCTGTCGTACCACCCTGCGCTGCAAGCCCTGCTCGGCAGCGGCGAGCGCAAATTGATTACGCATGAGCTGCTGAAAATCTTGTTTGAAGTGGACGAAGTAGTGATCGGCAATGCTGTGTTCTCGTCTGCGCCGAATAAGCAGACGGGCGATGTGTGGGGCAAGTTTGCCGCACTGATTGTGCGCCCAACCGTGCACAGCTCGGGCAACGACGAAGGAGAGCCTGCCTTTGGCTACACCTTCCGCCGCAAGGGTATGCCCGTGGTTGACCGCTTTGAGCAAAACGGCGGCAAAACGGAATACGCCCGCTATACCGACATCCGCAAAGTTGCCGCAGTCGGCGGCGCGTGTGGGTTCTTGTTTGACAAGGCTGTTTAATTGATTTTCAGGCTGCCTGAACGCATAGGCAGCCTGAAAAGGAGAAGCAATGGAAAAGCTGGAAGGCTATCAATTAGCCGCTTTGATTGACCGCGCGGAGTATCAGCGCTTTGGCGAAACCGCCACCGTGTGTGCGTTGATTTTGCACAATGGCTTTGTGGTCATCGGCGTTTCAGGCTGCCTGAACCCCGCCGATTTTGACGAGACCATCGGGCGCGATGAAGCCTACAAAGATGCGTTTGCAAAGCTGTGGCAGTTGCAAGGCTACCATTTGAAAACCCTATTTGCAGAAAGTGAGACCCACTCATGACCCCAACTAAAAAAATCGTACTGGTAACCACTGCCCAAGCCGCTGCGCCGATTGTTGCCAACCGCTTTGTCGGCTTTGACGGCAAGCAAGCCAAAGCCGCAGCGCCTGTGCTGGGTGTATCGCCGCGCGATGTCGAAGCGGGCGACACAATGGCGGTGGAGTGCATCGGCATTGCGCTGGTGGAAGCAGGCGGCGCGGTTGCCGCAGGCGCAAAAGTGGCTGCCGATGCCAACGGCTGCGCGGTGGCGGGCGAGACCCAAGCCGCAGGCTATGCCGTAACCGCTGCCGCTGCGGCGGGCGATGTGATTGCCGTATTGCTGAAAGGTTAAGCCATGACGAAATTTTATTTGGCGAACACGCCGCTGATTTTGACCGATGACAACGGCACGGATTACCGCGTGGAGCGCGGCGAAGTGGCAGAGTTGAGCGACGCGCAGTATGAGCAGGTTGCTGCGCACGTTACGCCTGTTGGCGCGCCAGAGCCGATGCAGCCTGAAAACGAAATCACACCCG